CAGTAATCCAAGATTTACCAACACCTCTAAAGGCTTGGATCTGTAATCTTTTTGGTCCATGTTGTAAGTAGTCAGCGATAGAATACTGTGCTCTTGTAGGTGATGGAAGACCCAGCTGTTCCCACAGGGCTTGTAAGAACAGCTTAAAATCCGACTTAAGAAAGTCTAGAGTATTCATTAGTAATGAGTGTTTTCTGGTGCTGAGTTTCCGTCTTTATTGACTGATTTACCAGCAGCATCTTCAGTATTCTCATCATCAAATCCAATAATTTTACTAGCTATATTACCAGCACTACCTCTAGAACCTGCTTCAGTTGCCATTGCTCCAGCCTGTAACACTTTTTTTGTCATTGGATTTTTTAAAAGTTTTTGTAGCTTATTTGTTTTTTTAGCTACATTAGCTACTTTAGCTACTTTAGCTACCTTAGCTACCTTAGCTACTTTAGCCATTTTCATAGCAGCAGCTATGCCTAAGTTTCCGAATCCCATAATTTATCCTGATTTTGGTTGATTTTTTCTCCTGCCTGGTTGCTTCATATCCTCTGTTTTAGAAGAAAAAGGACCAGTAGTTCTTCTTCTTTCACTTCTACCTAATACTCTTAAAAATAAATCTTCCATTTTTTCAAACTGTTTCTCGTATGGTGAATCTTCAATTTCAAATATTTCTCTATATTGAATTTCTGTTTCAGGTATGCCGAATGTTTCTGCTTGTTTAAAATATATATGTAAAGCATCAGTTAAAGAACGTGAATATCTTTCTAATGCTTTTTTATTTGGAGGTAAGTTTCTAAATTCAGGTTTAATCCCTAAACTTTCAGCTGCTCTATTCATATGTATTCTATATAACCTTTGTGCTATATCCTCATATTCTGGATTTATACCTTCTCCTGGGTATAGATCAGGCATAATAGTTTTTCTAAAATCATCTTCTAAATCCCAAGTTGCATTTTGAAGTTTAACTAAAGTATAAAGGTTGGGATTATCTGCACCTGTACCAAGATTACCTCTTTCTAAGAATGTAGTTCCATCAGGTAATTGAATATCAATATTACCTTGTCTCTCTATAAACATATTACTAGATACATTACCTCCAGTAATATCAGCTAGATATAATTCTAATAAAGACCGTTTATGACCTTTATTCCAATATCTCGTATAAGGGTATTGGGCATATTTCTGTAACTTTCTTAAATACTTAAGAGTTTTTTTAGTAATTTCACTTTCATGATTTTTAATAAACTGTTCTATTTGTGCAGCATTAGCTTCGCCTTCAATACGATTAATTTCTCTTATAGCATCTACAAGCTCTTTTTCTTTTCTGGTTTGTTCTGTTAGATATTTCCAAACATCAGTTCTAGGTCTTCTATTTCTTTTAGCTATTTCCTCTAATTCATTTAGACTTATAAAACCAGCAATTTTCCTTTTATCGCTAGAGCTAACTGTCATTCCTCTAGATTCTAAATCCTCTACTTTAGCTCGTACAAGTTCATTTTGACTCTGCCTATACTCATAAGCCTTCATGAAACTTTCATATTGTTTAAACTGTTTATCGCTTAAAGTATCTGTTTTAGTAAATCCTATCTCAAAATCAGGGTCATCTATTTTACTTTGAAGATCACCTGCATTTTGTGTGTTATATCTTTTATAATCCTCATAATCAATAAAATCTTCAAAATGACCTTGAGATTTTTGAAAATTAAAGTTTGCTTCTCTATATGCTTGGATAATTTCTAAAGATTTTTTAGGATCATCTTTATATTTAAGTATATCTTGTTGTAATTTAGTTATACTAGATCTTTCTCTTAATGTAAGTTTTTCATTAATTTCTTTTGATGATTTACCTTGGTACTTACTAAGTATCTGACTAACTTCATCAAAAGATTTTTTAAATATTGGACCAGCTACACCACCAGTAACAGCACCTGTAGCTAATTCACCTCCCGTAGGAAGCCTACCTTCATTAATTCCCTGTCTAACTACTTGATCTGTTATACCTTGAGACGCACCAAATGTAGCAGCTCTTTGATATGTATTAGCTTCACCTAATAGTCTAGTTGCTTTTTTACCAAATCTTAAACTAGTACCAGGAATAATACCAAGTAAACCAGAGGAGACAACTTCTCCCCAGTTAATATCCTCTTCTTGTCTTAGTTTCTGAGCAGCAATATTAGCTGAAGCACCTCCAGCAAAGTTTATAGCACCATAGCCTGCCCATCCCCAAGGACCACCAGCTAGTAATCCTTGAGTTTTAACATCTAAAGCTAACCCTGCAGCTACTTCTCCACTGAGACCTGCTACTTCTCTAGTTGGTTGCTCTATTCTATCCCATAGTCGTTTAGCAGTTTCTTCAGTATTAGGATCTTGTCCTAATTGTATACCCATTGCCATAGTTACCACCCATATTCATTTTCTAAACTCTTATCCAATTCTTTAGTCTTTTGTCTATGTTGAGATTTAGAAGTACCAAATGTTCCAGGTTGATCAATCAAAGGATCAAATACTTCTCCTATTTTATTAACGACCGCACCAATAGCTTCATTACCTTGTTGATGTTGTGCTCTTTTTTTAGCTTGATTAATTTCAGATGATTTCTTTAGGTGGTTAATAGTTAATTTAGCTATATTCTTTAAATTAGTTCCCCATGGTTGTGGTTTACCATTTTGATAATAAGTCCAACCTTGACCATCAGTTTGAGGAGGAACCCATCCAGTAAAATCATCTAAATTAGCTTTACTATCCCATGGTCCTTTAACTAAAAGTTCTTTTCTTTTACTCATTTTCTTTTAGCCCCTCCTCTGGCTCTATTTTTCTTAGGTATTTCAAGGGATAATCTATTACCCTTATGAGAGACATCCTTCCCACCTTTACCCATAATACCTAGCTCTCTACGCTTACGTGAGAGTATCTTACGGTATTTACGTTTAGCAGCAGTACTGTTAATCTTCTTTTGTTTTTTCTTTTGTTTCTCGTAAGACTTTCGACCTTTAGCAGATTGATAATATCTAGAAGTCTTACCAGGGTTCTTAGCTCGTCTTGGAGCCATATAACCTCCGTTGTACTAGTTCAGGGTCAACTTTAGGGAGGATTCTTG